TCAGTGTAGTGGGCGTGTTTCTAACCCAATGGGGCGCGGAGCGCCGGGGAGGCGGTTTTTTAGGATCGCTTTCTCCCGCTCCAGCCGGTTGATCCGAGCCTCCAGCTCCTGGATCTTCTGCTGTTCGGGGGTGAGCGCCTTGCTCTTCGGGGTCACGCCATCGCGCTCCTGCTGGAGCTGTTTCACCCAACGGCGCAAGGCCGAATCCACCACCCCCAGCGAACGGCAGGCGTCGATATGGCTGTAGCCATGGTCCAACACCAGTGCCGCGGCCTCTCGTTTGAACTCGGCGGAAAACGTACGTCGTTGCTTGCTCATCAGACACCTCTCTCACGGCGAGGATTTTCGCCTAAATCGGTGTCCGGGATCAGTAGACCACTACATGGCAAGCTGGTCGAGATTCGGCTCGAGCGGAAGTGATACGAGGCTGTTGAGGAGTTATTCCTACAGATAATTACTAATTCGCTGCGGAACACCGTGAAAGAGCGCTGAGCGAGAAGACGAGCCGGGTGCGGGCCCAGGTGGATGCGTCTTCCGTCGTGTAGGAATTGCCCGATATCGGGCGGCGGGGCGGAAGGTTGCGGGCCACCCCGATCGCATACCTGAAAAGTTGGCGGCGTAATCTCCGCGATTTTCAGGCGAGGGCGCGTCATGTTGAAGTTATTGGTCGTGGTTGCTTCCCTGTTCATCGGCGGAGGCATGGCCATGGAAGAACCCCGGGGGGCGGATGGGTTTTCCGCTGTCGCAGCGGTCGATCCGGGAGCGAACCCCGAAGCGCAACTGGACGAGGAGCCTCAGGAGGTCAGCGAAGCGCCGGCCTATCGCGTGGATGACCTCACCTTCCTGTACCTCACCCATGAGGTCTATCTGGAACCCTACGTTTCCTGCCGTCCGAAAGTCCTGGGCGAACGTTCGTACGTCGCCTGCTGGAACGAAACCTACTCCGGCCGCTCCCCGCTGAATTTCTGGGAATACGACGGGGGTGATTTCCTCGCCCTCAACGACCCGGCACGTGTGTTGGCCGAGGGAAAGTTCGCCAGCGAGCAGCACATCGGCGAAGCGCCCCTGCCGCTGCCCCTGGATATCGATCTCGACCAGTTGGAGCGGGCCTACTCGCTGATGATGTAAGGGAGAGGAACCTTCCGGCTGCGTCTCCGCCGAAATCCATGGGGCGCTTCCGATCTTTCCCGGGCTTTACGCGGTAAAGCCTGAAAACAAAAAGCCCCTGGCACTGGTTGGTGTCAGGGGCTTTTGCATTGGGATCTGGAGCGGGCGAAGGGAATCGAACCCTCGTCATGAGCTTGGGAAGCATTGAGGCGCACTGTCCACGGCTGTCTGAGTTCATGCACAATTGTGCGTCGAGGCCTTATATTCTGGGGCCTCTGGATAGGTGGTTCGTCCTAGGCTGTCCCAGGACGAACCACCTTGCTCCGTGCAAACGGCCCCCAGAAACGGCCCCCAATTAAGGACAGCCCCGTGCTCACCGAGAGACAGATCCGCGCACTCAAGCCAGCCGAGAAGGAATACACCGTCAGCGACGGGCGCAGCGCGCGGGGCGAGGGTGTCTTGATGCTTCGGGTGCGGCCCAATGGTACGAAGGAGTTCTACTTCCAGCGCCGGAAGAACGGGCGGAAGCTGAAGACCAAGCTGGGCACCTGGCCGACGATGGCGCTCACGGAAGCGCGGGACCGGTGCCGCGAGGAGAAGGAGACACAGGTTGAGGCTGGCACCTTCAAGGAGATAATGGCCGCCTATGTCGCCAAGCTGAAGCAGGAAGGGGCGGCGAGTGCCGAGCACGTCGAGTGGTCCTTCAAACACTACGTTTCCGAGCCGTTCCCAACCCTGGTGGAGCGCCCGGCGGTGTTGATCGGGCCGGCCGATATCCGTGACATCCTGGCCAAGATGATTGCCGGCGGCGTCACGACAATGACGAACCGGGTGCGCTCTCGCCTTCATTCGGCGTTCCAGAGTGCCCTGCAGCAGGACTACAACCCCCGCACCTATCTGGAGCAGGAAAATCGCTTCGGCCTGACCAGCAATCCGGTGGCTAGCATCCCTGTACAGGAAGACTGGGAGCAGCCCGGGGATCGGGCACTCACGGAGAAGGAGTTGCAAGCGCTCTGGCATCTGCTGCCGGAGAAGCTGTCCCTCACGACTTCCGAGTTGCTCAAGTTCTTGATCGCCAGCGGTGGTCAACGACCGGAGCAACTGCTCCGGTCTGATCGGACGATGTATCAGCGGGACCATGTGATGATCCGCAACGGGAAGGGCGGTGAAGGTGAGCGGGCGATGCATGTGGTGCCCTACAACAAGCTGATGCGGGCGAGCCTGAAGGAAATGGACTGCATCAGCGAGAAGAGCGCGTATCCGTTCCAGGGCAAGGAGGAGGGGAAATCACTGAACCCCCAGTCTCTGTCCAGGGCGGTGACGAAGCTATACGGCCGGCATCACAAGTCGTTCAACGGCCCGTTCACACTTCGGGACATCCGTCGGACCTGCAAGACGCTGATGGCGAAAGCCGGGCTCACCAAGGAGCTGCGGGACAGGATCCAGGGCCACGCCTTCAACGATGTGTCATCCAAGCACTACGACCGCTACGACTACTTCCAAGAGAAGAAGCGCGGGCTCGATCGCTGGGCCGCCTGGCTCGAAAAGAACGTCATCGACACCAAGAAGTAGGGCCGCTCACGCGGCCCTTGTTGGCGTCCATCCCATCGGGTTTTCCAGCCAGCGGTTGATATCGGATTGTCTCCAGCCTACTCGCCCAGGTGTGATCTGTACCGGACTGGGGAAGCGCTTGGCCTTCACCTCCCGCCAGAGTGTCGAGCGCGCCAGGCTGGTGGCTTCCAGTACCTCGGCTTCCCGCATGAATCTGTCCAGTTCAGCCATCTTCACCACCTATCCACTCTGTCCGTGCCTGCCACTGTTGGCGCATTTCCGCTATCAACTGCTCGACGGCGCTTTCCCCTCGCCGCTTAAGGGTTTCTCTCAGCTCGGCGACTTTCTCCGGCGTGGTGACACCACGCCGGAGCCAGTACCGGGCTTCGCATACCAGCAGGTGCTGGCGGTTGGCCCGATCAGTCATTGCGCTACCTCAACTTCGAAGAACCCCAACTGGCCCTTCATGGGCTGGAACGGCAGTGGCTTGGCGTCAGCCAGTTCGAACCCGTATCGGCCGAAGAACCACAATGAGTTGCAGCGATCGACGCAGCCGATGATGCTGGCCTCGCCGACTATCCCGCCGCGCTCCAGTTCGTGCGGCGCTGGGATGGTCACGCCGTTGTACGCGGCGAAGTCGCGGGCCTCCTCGTACTCGTCGCGTGTCATGCTCTTGGCTGCGTGGATCAGAAAGCGGCCACGGAAGTTGGTCGCCCAGTCGCGGTTCTCGATGTCCTTGTGGCCATTGGCGACCAGCCAGGCCCATGGTTGGCGAATACTCAGTGCTTTCACGGTTGCTTCCCCCTTGACTGTGCTTCCGGGGACGTGGAAAGGGAGGAGGCTGGTTGCGAAGCAGCTTGCGCGCCGCTCTTCAACATGAAGAACACCGCCAGGACAACCAGAACTGCCAGCGAGAAGTTCAGTAAGCTGCGCGGGTTGTCCAGCATCTTGAGTAAGTCGTGCATGGTGCAGTCCTCAGCAGAACAGCAGCGGCTGTACCGCGCCGTCGGCGAAAATTTTGTCGAGAGGGGTGGTGGCGATCGGCTCGTCGCCGTCCCAGCCATCCGGCCAGGTGCCGGCGGCGATCAGTTCGCGGATGCGGGACTCTTCCTCGGCGTTGATCAGGTCGATGCGAGGGCGACCGAGGCGGTCGGCTGCGGCGTTGCACTCGGCCTGGATGGCCAGTACTCGCTCCAGGCCCATCAAGCGGGACTCCAGCAGGATCGGTCCCATGCGCTGGGGGTTCGCGGCAATGCTGCCGTCCTTCAGCCGCTCGATGCCGGCCTTGCGCAGGCGGTGCTGGGGCTCGCGAAGCTCTCGCCATAGCTCTTTCAGGCCGCGCAGCGGCGCCAGGTATGCCCAGTGCGGCATGGCCAGCACGGTTTCCAGCGCCTTCTCCTCGCTGGCCAGCGGGCAACCCGTGCAGCCGGTTCGGGCGTTGATCTCTTCGGCCTCATCGCCGCCGTAGGCGTCGGCGATCATCGCGGTGGACCAGTCGCCGAACTCAGCGAGTGGAGCCCAGTGCTTCAGCCACTCCCAGACGTGGCAGACGCGCCAGTGCAGGAGCGGGGCGAGGGTGGCGAGCCGGCCTTTCAGGCCCTTTGCCTCGGGCAGGACCTTCTGGTACCAGCCCTGTCCGCACTCGGCACCGTCCGTACCGCAGGACATCTCGATCCGCTTGTCGCGGATGGCGCTTTCGCCCTGGCGCACGCCAGTGATCATCAGCACATTCCCGTCGAGCGCGGCCAGGCGCTGCTCGAGGGCGGACTGCATCGGATCGATCTTGATCTGACGGGTGCACCAGCGCAGGGTGTTGTTGTTCGGCGGAGGCACGCCGCGGCCCAGGATGTAGACCATGAAGCGCTTGTCGAGCGGTGCGCATACCACCTCGACGTGGATGCCGCGGTCCCGCAACTCGTCCATGATCTGGTGTGCCGTGATGGCCAGCGGTGGCAGTTCCTGGCGGGTGTCTGCGTAGAACACGGTCAGCGTCTTCGGTGCCTTGACCCGGCCGGTGTCGATCAGCCAGATCAGCAGCGTTAGCGTGGTGGTGCTGTCCTTGCCGCCGGACCAGGCCACAGCCCAGTGCTCATGGTCGGCACCGTAGGCCTGCATGCTCTGGATGGTCAGTTCGATGCTCTCGGTCATCTGCAGGCGCTGGGCGCCGGCGGCGAAGATGTCACTCTGGCGCGGGGAAAGGGCTTTCATTGCTGCACCTCCTGTTGCGCGACGCTCAGCGCCACCGCAACCGGGCGCACCCAGATCGGCGTATTGCTGAGCATGAAGGTTTCGCCCTGCTCGGCCAGCAGCAGGGTGGTGCCCATCACGCCGGCGATGGCCTCGGCCGCGGCCGGCGGTACGGCGTTGCCGATGCGCTCGCGCCAGTCGCTGTCGCTCAGGCCGTCGAGGACCAACTGCTCTTCGGGGTCGACCAAGCTCTGCAGTGCGGCGAGTTCCAGGGTGGTGAAGGGCCGGTGCCAAGTGCCGTCCAGCGACTGGATGATGCAGGTCAGCCGGTCGTTCGCCGCCGGCATGCGCGGGTCGGCGACGCTCCACCTGCCATTGTCGTGCCGAGCACTGGCCGATACCGCGCCCGCGGACTGGTCGAACCCGACGACACCGTAATGGCCGCCGGTCAGGTAGGCGTCGCCCTTGGTGCGATCGAGCACTCGCGGATCAGCGATCGACAGCGCGCCGCTGGCCACCTGCTGGGAGCCGGTGACCGTGCCGGTAGCGCTTCCCCACTCGCCGACGTGCAATTTGCGGCTGCTCGCCCCTGGGTGCCAGTTGTGGTACCTGGGATCGGCAACAGCCTGGCCGCCGGAGCTGGGTGAGTGCCCGCCGGTGACGGTTCCGGCGTGGCTCCCCATGCTGACGACGCGAAACACGTTGTTGTGCCGGACGCCGCCTGGGCGCGGGTCGGCCACGGCGAATGCGCCCTGGCCGGTAGTACTGGCCGCGATCACGGTGCCGGACGGACCGCCCCAGTCGGTGACCGGGTACTTGCCGAAACTCTGGCCGCGGGGATCGGCGACGGAGTACGTGCCCTGGCCGGGCGACTTGACGCCGATGATGGCGCCCGAGGTGTCGGTCCAGCGGCGCACGCCGTACTGCTGGTATTGCAGGGCGTTTGCCGGCGCGCGAGGATCCGCGACTGAGAACCGCCCGTTCATCGGGCGGCTCGCGCCGGCGACAACGCCACACGAATTGCCCCAGTGATTCACGCCCAGGACGCCCCGGTGGTACTCCGGCACGATGATCAGGTCGCGCAGGTAGCCGTCCTCAACGGCCAGTTCGTTCAGGCTGCGCCAGTCGCTGCCGGCTCGCACCAGGGCGAGGCGCACCCAGGTCTTCCACTGCAGGGACGGCACGCGGTGCATCGGGCCGGCGGCCTCGATATCACCGGGAAGCGGCATGCGGCCGAGTATGTCGCCGACGGCGCGGAGCGACTTCTTCTCTGGCTCGTACAGGAAGGGCGGCACTTTCTCGACGTGGCGGGCGACAAGCAGGAAGCGCTTCCGGGACTGCGCCAGGCCGCCGAGTTCGCCGCAGTCATGAGTGGTTTCCGCCACGGCGTAGCCGAAGCCGCCGAGCAACTGGCCGATCTGGTCAAGCAGGTGCCGGCCGCGGCTGGCGAGGCGTGGGACGTTCTCGAAGACGATCAGCGGCACCGGGTCATCAGCCCATGCCTCGCCCATGAGCCAGATGCAGCGCAGCGTCAACTCGTTCAGCGCCTGGTACTTCGGGGTCAGGCTCATCTTCTCGGAGAGGAGGCCAGAGGCGCCCTTGCAGGGGGAGCTGATGAACACGGCATCCGGTCGACGCCCGCCGGCGGCGCGTCGGATGTCCTCCGGGGTTGCCTCCCTCCAACCGGCGGGCGGCTCCGTTCCATGGAAGCGGATGTATTGGTCGCGGGTGAACAGGTCCAGCAGGGTGCCCGGGACGCCGGCCAGGCGCTCGAAGTCGCGGAGGCCGGCCGGGTCCACGTCGATGCCACCAAGGCATTCCCAATGGGCCTCGACGTTGCCGACCCGCGGACGCGCCCGGTTGAAGCCTGCGGCGCCGCCGCCCAGGCCGCAGCAGAAGTGGAAGTGGTAGAGGGTACGCTTAAGCATGCCGCCGCCCTCCCTGCGTTTTCCTGGCCGCCAGGTTGGCCATGTAGCTGGCCCACTCGACAGCCTTGGTCTGTTGGCGAATTCGGCTGCAGCGTTGGTGTTTGCCGGTGGAACGTGCGTTGCCGCAGATATCACAGATGCTCGGAAGGTCCAGCCGCTTGCTGGCCATCGCTGGGCGAGTGCGAGCCGCCGACGTGGTTGTGCTAGCCTTGGCGCCGCCGCCTTGAGGCTGATTCGCTTGCATGGTGTCTCTCCTTTGGGGTGGTTGGCGCCAGGGAGTTGCCGCTCCCTGGCGCCTCTTCTTCAGCGCCGCGCGGGGTGCTCGCGCAGTTCCTGACAACTGATGCAGCACTCGCAGCCCGGAGCAGCCTGGCGGCGGGCCTCGGGTATCTGCTCTCCGCAGTCCTCGCACCAGAGGGCGCTGGGCGCCAGGCGGGTGTTTGTCCGCTGGGCCAGGGCGGCCTGGACCATGTTCTCGGCCCGTTCGTTGGCTTGGTCGATCACATCCACAGTCAGCCTCCTTATGCTGCAAGCGTCGCTGCGGCCCAGCGCTTGCTCAGGTCCTGCCAGATCGCGTCGCCGTTTTCGAAGTACTCATGCACTTCCTGTTTCGGGGCGTAGTCCATGCGCAGCACGGACAGGCACGCATCGAACAGCGCTGGGTCGAGGCTGCGCAGCTCGGTGAGGTCGAAGCGGTGGGCTTGGCCGTTGTACAGGCCGAGCAGGAACCGACCGATCACGCCACTCTGGCCGCTGTCGCGCTGTGCGATCGGGAGTAGGCGTTTCAACGCTGTGATGCCGGCTACCTCGTTCTCCTGCTGCCTGGTCTGGAAGTCGTGGATCAGTTGCAGATAGTCGTGGGGGAGGGGTTGCATGGTGTCTCTCCTATCGGATTGTGGTTCCGGCGTTGCAGCGCCGGGTCGAGGGTCGTCAGTCAGTTCGCTACAACCGCGTGGATGGTGAGGTCGCTGGGGATATCGCCTTTGAGGTGTCGCAGGTGCTTGATCTGTTGCTCACTGCATTCGTCGATGCAGATCACCTTGGCGCCGCTGCTGATGCGGTGGCGCACCAGCAGCTCCAGGTCGAACGGTGTGTAGAGGCTGCCGCTGATGATCTGGTGCTCTTCCTGGCCGGCCTTACGTGCGGCCTGGCGCAGGCGAATGGTCTTGCCGGTCATCCGTGCGCCGCGTTCTACGTTCAGTTGCATGGTGTCTCTCCTTTGGGGTTGCAGTTCCGGCGTTGCCGCGCCGGTCAAGCTTGGAAAATCCAGCACTTGACGGTGCTGGGTCGGTTGGTGAGGGGGTTCTGGCGGGCGTGTGCCGCGCGCACTGCGCTGTCGACGGCCTTGTATTCGATGAATTTGTGCCTGCGGGACTCTTTCAGCAGGTCGCGCAGGGTTGCCGCGTCGGCCACCTTCTGGCGGTGGTCGGCGGCCAGCTTCACGAACTCGTTGAGGTTGATGGCGATGGTTCCGGGGTTCTTGCTGTGGTTGAGCACCGGCTCTTCGCTGAGGTTTTCGAGGTAGTCGTAGACCTCCCAGAACTCGGCCACCTCGGGCGCGTCGGCGTTGACGGCGTCCTGGCGCTCCAGGGCCATCGTCATCAGGGTCTGCTGAGCGCAGGCGAGCTGGTGCTCGGACAGCGGCACCACCAGGCGCAGCGCGTCGACCAGGGCCATCATCTGCGCGTGGTTGAGTATCAGCCGCTCGATACGAATCTGTTTCAGAGCGCGCAGCGTCGCGCTGTGAACCTTCAGCCGCTCGCGGAAGCACTCCAGCACGCGGGCCTCGGCGCGGATGGCCATCAGCAGGAAGTGGCTGACCTCGAGCACGCCCAGGTGGTTGAGGTTGTCGGCCGCGGCCTGGCTCTCGCGGGTGATTTCCGGGCGAATGAAGTGCAGCTTCACGATACGGGTCATGATCGCTTCGGAGGCCTGCACCGTGGCGTTCTGGCTCATCACCAGGGTGCCGCGGAAGGGGGGCTCGTAGGTCTCGTTGCCGGCGGTCTTCTGGCCGGTCACGCCCAACGCGCGACCGTTGAACAGCGGCTTGAACTCGTCCCAGTCGAAGGACTTGGCGGCGCCGCCGGCGCGGCTGTTGTCGCTGCGGTCGGCCTCGAGCATGACCATGGGCATGTTCGACAGCTGGGTCAGCCAGCGGCGCAGGCCCGCCTTGGTCATCTTCGACGGGTCCTGGCCTTCCTCGTCCGCCCGGCCGAGCAGCTTCCACAGGAAGGTGATCAGTGTGGACTTGCCGGCACCGGCCTCGCCGGTGGCCTCGAGGAACGGAAAGGACTGGAACTCGGCGCGGATCTGCTCCGCGAACAGCGAGCCGAACCAGAATGCCAGCGCCACCAGGCCCTTGGCGCCGAAGCAGGTCCACAGCCAGTCCAGCCACTCGGGGCGGTAGTCCTTGGCGTCGGTGGCGATCTGCAGCTTGATCGAACGCTGCAGGGTCTTCAGGCGCAGCTTTTGGAATTCGAAGAAGTCTTCGGCGTTGGCCTTCTCGATCACGCCGCCGCGCACCGCCACGTCGCCCAGGACGTAGCAGGCATGCTCCCGGCTGTAGCCCAGGTAATCGATGGTGGCCACCGTCTTCAGGCCGGTGAGTTGCAGCTTCATGATCTGGTCGAGCTGCGCGCCGCTACCGGTGAAGATCGCCCCGGCTGCCACGCCGAGCAGGCGCTTCTTGAACTCGCTGGCCGCCGCGACTTGGGCGCTGGTGAAGGTGTTCTTCACGCTCTCGTCGTCGGGGCGATCGATGCGGAAGTAGTACCAGCTCTCGTCTGTGACCTCGTTGCGCTGGAAGTACAGGGCCTGGGGGAAGCAGTTGGCGATTTCCACGACGCCGCCGGCTTGCTGCAGGGCCTTGTCGCGCATCTGTTTCTGGTTCAGCAATTGGTCGTCGTGGTTGTCGCTGTCCTCCAGGCTCTGCATGGCCTTGTTGAACTTCTCGATATCCAGCTTGAACCAGTAGAGGCGGTTGGCGAAGCGGAAGTGGAATTCACCGCGCTTGCCCCAGTCGTACATCAGCAGGGCCTTCTCCGCCGCACTCTCGGCGATCAGCAGCGCGCCCTCATGACGCGCGGTCTTGAGGTCCTTCTCGATCTGCGCGGCGCGCTCGGCCGCGTCATCGATGAACATCCAGCGCTGGTGCAGGTCGTTCCAGTCGAATTTGCGGTTGTTGCGCTGCGGTAGTTGGGCCGCTTCGCAGACGTAGCCCAGGGCTCGTGCCTCGGTCACCCACCGCCGGGTGTACCTGTGGGCGCCGGGTTCGTTGTCCAGCGCCCAGATCAGTTTCGGCAGCTTGCCGCCACGGGCTGTCGCGAGTTCGCGCAAAGACTGCTCGGGGAAGGCGTTGGAGCTCATGGCCGACACGGCGTCGATGCCGTGGTGCAGCAGTGCGATGGCGTCGAAGATACCTTCGACGATCCACAGCTCCTTCACCTCCTGCAGGTCGACGCTGGGTGGGCACCACCAGACGCCGCGCGGGCTGTCGCCCGGCTTGAAGCGGGCCTTCTTCTTGCCGAAGCGGCTCGGGCGATCGATCAGGCGTTCCCAGTAGCCCCCTTTCTTCAATGGGAAACGGACTGTGGCGCTACCGATCTCAAGGTCACGGTCCCAGTAGTTTTCCTGGCTGTACCAGCCATCGATCAGCGTCAGGTCGAAGCCGCGGGCATGGGCCAGGTACGCCCGGGCCGAGGCGGCGGGTTCCTTGTCGGTGGCCGGCGCTCGCTTGCTCCAGTCGTCGAAGAGCTCCGGGTAGATTTCCTTGATGTGCCAGGTGTCGCCGCACTTGCCGCGCCCGCAGCGGATGAACCAGGGGCTGTCGACCAGGGTGTAGAGCTCCTTTTTGCCGCACGTCGGGCACTCGCCCTTGCGCATGTACTTCGTGCCCTTGATCGGCGTCAGGCCGTACTGATCCTGCAGGCGGCGCAGCACGTCGGCCTTGAGTTCGCGGTCCATTTCCTTCATGCGCGCCCCCGAATCTGCTTGCGCAGTTCGCGGATGGTCCGGCAGATGCCGGCAATGTGTGGGCGATCCTCGAGGATGCGCTTGCCGCGCAGGCCCTGCGGCGTATAGCGGTAGCGATCGTCGTACCAGCACTCGGCCATGGCGGCTTCGTACTGGCTGACCAGCCAGAGCAGGTACTTCTCAGCCTGGTTCTGGTCGACTTCGACGGTGATTGAAATGTGGCCGCTCATGGCGGTGATACCTCGAATTCTGGGCGTAACTTCCCCAAACCCACGGCAGTGGGTAGGGCGTGTTTCAGGGATTACTGGGTGTGCTGGGGGCGCTGTTTGAGCAGGTGCGCGGGCAGATAGCGGGCCGGGATCGGGAAGCGACAGTGACTGCGGGTGTCGATCAGGTAGACCACCTCGTCGTCTCCCTGGCCCCAGTCGATACCCAACCAGATAGGGTCTGGCCCCGCGAAGACTTCATTCCACGCGCGCTGGGCGAGTTGTTCGGCCATGAATTGGGGAACCTCGAGGCCTTTGGCCAGATGGTTGACACAGGCATCGAACAACCGGTCGGAGCCGGAGGACAGATACTGGTTGGCGTTGGCCTGCAGGTACGCTGCGGCGGCTTGCTGCATGGTGCTGCGGTAGTCGTTGGTGCCGTTCATTGCATGCACTCCACATGATCCAGCAGGTCCAGTTGGTTGGTTGCGGCCGCGAGGTCGCGGCGTGCCAGTTGACGGGTTTTCGAAGGCGCCATGGGGAGCACCAGCAGTGGCCGCTCGAGGCCCGAGGGGCTGAGCTGGTAGTCCCAGCTCAGGGAGCCGGTGAAGGTGGCGCCGCAGAGCGCGTTTGTGCATTGCGCGTACATCGAGCGGAAGCACGGGGTTTGGCCCTCGGAGGAGCGGATCCGCATCCGGCTGTGGCAGCAGGGGCAGACGAGCTTGTAGACGCTCACGCCTTGACCCTCCGGTGCAGGGTGATCACTGCGCCGACTTCGGCATGTCGTGCGGCCAGGTGTTGGCGGTGGGCGACGATGATTTCGGCGAGTTCGGCCTCGTCGATCTCTCCGTCGCGTAGCGCCTCGGCGATGATGCGGTCGACCTCGCCGCGCTTGATGGCGGTGGCGACGCCCCGGGCGTACAGATCAAGGTTATCCAGCTGGGCCGGGTCGGGCATCTGCACAAACATGCCGCCATACAGGTGTGCGACGTACTCGGGGAAGTGGCTGGTGCCGGTTTCTTGCTCGAGCAGGAGCAACTGGTTGTCGCTGAGCGGTTTGCTGCCGGCGTTCTCGTAGGCGTGGTTGTCGAACTTCTTCAGGTCGAGGCCCAGGCGGGCGGCGGCGCATTCGCGTCCGCCGGGGTAGGCGCCGATGATCGCGCTGACCACCTGGCGCCGCGTTTCTAGGAGCGGGCGTTTCATCTTCTGGTGTCTCCCCAGGGCGGCGGTCATTACTGTTCGGTTGCGGGCTGGCGAATGCCGGGGACGACATCGGCACCTATCTCTTCAGATAGGTCCTTCAGAATCGCGTAGGCGAGGCGACCGTTGGGCAAACGTTCCGCTCCTGCCCAGCGAGCCACCACTTGGGTGACATTGCGCGGCTCGTAGCCGCGAGCCAGCGCGAACTTTCGGTAGCTGCTGCCCTTTTCGACGAGACGTGCACGGATCTGATTAGGGGTCATAGATCGAGTGTTCCCATATAGATAAGATGTACCCACTCGGACATATGTTAGGCACCCAATTGGAAATGTCAACAGATAAGAATGCACAAACGGAAACTTCCGTTCGGCTGCGAGCGGCCCTGGAAGCCAAGGGACTTTCGATCAAGGAGGCTGCGGAAGCGTGCGAGATACCTTACAGATCGTTCCAGAACTACACCCTGGGGCTGCGGGAGCCAAACGCCGAGGCCTTGGGGACGATAAGTTCTCGATTGGGTATCTCTGTTGACTGGCTGCTTACAGGGGATGGTCAGATGCTCAGAGGCGCATCTGTGAAAGTGGCTCATGATGGGGCAGAGAACCCCCGCGAGCAGGCCCTGCTGGCACTCTGGCGCGAACTGGACGAGGGCGAGCAGCGAGAAATACAGCTTGCTGCTGAGGAAAAGAAACGTCTGAAAATTCTGGAGCAGCGTCTCGCGGAGCTGGAGGCCGTTGTCGCTGATGCCAAAAGGCTGGCATGATCTGTTCCCAACGAGAACATGACATGGACTGTCGTTATGTCAGTACTGACCTTTCTCTATCGCGATACCGTCGACGTAGAGGCTACTTGTAACCTTGAAACCTGGCATGAGAGCTCTTGTCACATTCAAGGGCGGGAAAGCTTGCCGAAGACCTATCGGAAGTACCGCAGACCTGAATTTCGGGAGGGCGCCCACCCATTTTGTGGTTGCGGCTCTCCACCCATATCCATAGCCCGCGCAAAGTCTATTTGGGATATACGATCGCAGGCTCTTTGTATTCTTGAAGCTAGTGATGTTTTCTGCTCCGTATTCGACTAGAGCGTGTCTAGGGTGGTCGCAGATTTTTAATTATTCCGTATGGGGATATGGAAGTGCATAGAACAGCGACGTTTTACGATTTGAAGCTAACAGCGAAAGGATACAGTCGATCAGAAGAGTATGCTGCCGATTTTGAAGCTGCTCCGAAAACTCTTTTGGAATTGTATAGCTTTATCAAACAGGTATTTGATGGTGGTGATCGGATAATACAGAAGGGGCGTACCGAAAAATCGATAAAGCACTACCTTGCTGATATGGAGTTGCGTGATACTAAGTTAGTTTTGTTGGTTAATAGAAGTGATCCTACAGCGCCTGATGCTGTTTCTACGGACCCAGAAAATAAAAGTCGTGTAGTTCATAAAAAGCCACCCAACCATGGGGGAGATTTTTCTGCTCATGTTGTTATAGAGTTGAAACCGGTTAAGGGTGATAATTACTATCTTTGTGTTATTGAAACGGTCTATGGCTCCGGTCTGCATGCAAGTGCCGTAGCAGGATACATTAGGCATGTTATTCGGTATTGTAAAAAACAGTTCCCGGAGGAGTTCAAGATCGCCCACATAGGTGGGGTTAAGGATAAATCTGGGGCTCAGGTTATGGTTAGTCATTTGCACTATGTCGAGCTACAAGGACATCCCTCTGAAGAGTTTGAGAAAGATCTTGAGGGTGGAACCCTCGGTGATATTGAACTTTTGGATTTCTCTGAAAAGGGTGCTGAGTGGGACGAGCAAGGTGAAATTCTAGAAAATAGTCGGATCGTCAAACTATCGCCTCAGAAAAAAATTATAGGTGATCTGAAGAAGGTTATCGGACAAGTTCGGAATAGGGCCTTGAAGAAAGATGATGCTTCTTATTTTCAAATGAGGATTAGATTTAAAAATGAGAAAGAGGAGCCGAGAGAGGCTACTATTTCGACTGATACTGGCTATCTGATAGATGAGAAGAAATATGTAAAGAAACATGTAATTAGAGCGGAAATCGTAAATATTGCTAGCTTGGAAGTCATTAGCAATGTTATTGTTAAGGAAGTCATCAGTTTGATGGAGTAAAGAAATGCTCGTCGAACAACTTCTAAGGCCATTTGGCTATCTAGCCATCCGTCATCCGCATAAGTGGAGAGTTGACTGGCTCTATCCCGGCACCCTTGCCTTGGTAACTACAGGGCTCATCCTCTTGGGGAGCCCGAAAAAGATAATTGCCTCTGATGGAGGCGGTCTTGTTCAACTGGTGCTTTCGTTTGTTCAGGGCCTGCCTGGATTTTATATTGCAGCTCTAGCGGCCATTGCAACGTTTGGTCGTCCAGATATCGATGAGGTTTTACCTGCTCCCACGCCTAAGGTTGTAATAAGGTCTCGTGGAGTAGATAACTTGGTTGATCTAACTAGGCGAAGGTTCTTGGCAATGCTTTTCTCGTTTTTAACGGCGGAGAGCTTGCTTATTATTGTCTTTTCACTGTTTCTTATATCTCACGGTGCTGGATTGTTTTCTTTTTATGACTTTCGGTTTAGAAGTGAGGCTTTTGTGGCAGGAGGTATATGCTTTTTCTACTTTCTGCTGTTTTTTCAAATGATAGTTTCTACTTTCTGGGGGCTGTATTATTTGGGTTACAAGTTACACGAGTAGACCGTTTCTATCGCTATCCCAGAAACTTTTTATACTATAAGTTTTTCATCTATTTATTTTCTGCATTCTTCCCCATTCCCGATCGACAGCCCGCTTCGCACTGGCCTTGGTGCTGTACAAGTAGCGCAGGCGGCGCGGTTTGCTCTGATCTCCCGCGGTGATGGTTTTCTCCGTCCCGCTCTTCTCGTCGCGGTAGTAGGCGATGATGCCGGTGTAGTCGCCGCCGGTGTCGTCGGCCAGGTCGCTGACCAGGTCCCCGGGCAACTTGCTTTCCAGCTCCAGGCTGGTGATATAGCCGCCGTCGGCGCTGAGGCTGTGCTGCACATTGCCGCCGTACCAGATGATCGCATCGATCTCCGTCTTCACGCCTTGCAGGGTGTAGGTTAGTTCCGGGATCAGGTCCGGCCGGCCCTTGGCGAGCACGTAGCTGAGCGTGGCGCTGCCACGCTGTAGGCGGTTCCACTCGGCGCGGGCCGCGCGCAGGGCGCTCTGGCGGTCGCTGTAGGTGTGGCGCAGGTCCTTGAGGTTGTCGCCCTTGGCGCCGGCGATCGCCTCCTGCTTCTTCGCGCTGTTCACGTCATAAAAGTACGCGCGCACGCCGTCGTAGCTGTCGCGGTCGGCCTGCAGATAGCGGTGCTGGTCGCCATCCTGGCGTGCGAGGGTGATGTGCGGCAGCGCCAGGCCGCTGGCAGTCTTGCCGCCGCCGGCCGGCAGGCAGAGCAGGCAGCCGGCTTTCACGGTGGCCACCGCATCGAAGTCCTCGCCCAGGCGTGTCAGCAGGTTGGCGTCGGACTCGTTGGCCTGGTCCAGTTGCAGGATCGGCAGGCCCGCCAGCGCCGGCGCGAGCACCGGCTTCAGGTTGTTGCCGAGGGCGATGTCGGTGAGCACGTCTCCCAGCGTCTTCGGGCTGCTCCAACTGCGCTCGCGCTTGACCTTCAGTCCCTTGCGCAGGTCTGCCGAGCGGGCGCGGATGCTGAGCACGTCCGGCGCGCCGCTGTGCTCGGTTTCGTCGACGGTGTAGGTGCCCTTGTCGACCAGTCCGCTGTCACTCCAGCCCAGCCAGAGGTGCAGCACGGCGCCGCGCGGGGGGATCGCGAGCAACCCGTCATGATCGCTGAGTGTCACGCTCAACTGATCGGCCTCGAGGCCGCGATTGTCGGTCAGGTCCAGGGCGATTAGTCGTGGGCTGATGAGCTGGGCGATGTCGTTGCCGTCGACCGTGAGCCGGAACACCGGCACCGGGTAGCCGGCGTCGCGCTGCAGCTGGTCGACGGCGCTGGTCAGGTAGCCCGTCACGCGGGCGAGGGCGGCATCGATCACAGGATGCGTCTCAGCAGGTTGCCAGCGGTACCGAGGACCGAGCCGAGCAGATCGGTGCGGCCGTCATCGATGCGCTTGAGTTCGAGGGAGAATTCGATCCGCCGCGGGGTACCGTCGGCGAAGAAGAGTGTCCGCGTCTCGGTGACGCGCTCGATCACCCACAGGCCGTAGATGCGTCCGGTGCCCTCGACCATGGGCCAGGCCGACCCGGTGTCAGCCATCTGCCGCAGCACGTCCAGGCTCAACGCGCTGCCGGCCAGCTCCGGCAGCAGCACGCCGGGCAGGGTGATCGTGTCGTCGCCGCGACCGACGAACTGGCGCGCCGGCTGGGCACCGATGCGGCTGCTGCTGGCGTGTCGCCACTCGGTCTGCCGCTGGAACTCTTGGTAGGCCAGCGTGTGCAGGCTGAAGACGAACATCCCGAGGGACAGCATCATGGTGGTTACTCCCGGTCCTGCAGGCGGGCGCGCAGGCGCGCCGCCTTGTTGCGTTCGCGCTCGTCCAGCAGTTGGCTGAGCGTGCGTTTCAGGTCTGCGGCGTCGCTGCCCGGGCCGGCCTGGATGGTGATGTAGTAGGTGTCGCCGCCGATGCTGACTGCCGCTTGCGCCGAGCTGACCGGGGGACGGTTGTCGATGGTGATGGCCTGCGCTGGGACGCTGGCGCCGAGCACCAGGGCACCGATGGCGCCCGCGCTTTTGCCCAGGGCGCCCAGCATGGCCAGCAGCGGCTGGTCGAACGTCGGCGGCGTGATCGCAGGGCGGGGGCCTCGGGCAAACTCCCCGTCGAGGCCGGCGACAGCCTGACGGCCCGCGCTGACCAGGCCTTGGCCGAAACGTGCAATCACGCCCAGCGGGCCGGCCTGGCCGGCGCCGAGGCCCTGGGCCAGGCCAGCCATGGTGAACCCGCCCAGATCGGCGAACACCCGCGACGGTGAGTGGATGCCGAGCTTGTCCTTGAACCAGTCGATCGCGGCGCCGCCGACGCGCTGGACCGCGCGCTTGATCTGCCCGATGCCGGCGAGCAGGCCGTTCACCAGGCCCTGGACGATCATGTTGCCGAAATCGGTGAAGCGTGCCGGTAGGTCGATGCCCAGGTAGCCCAGGACGCCGGAGAACGCACGGTAGATCAGACCGAGGGGGCTGAAATTCATCAGGGTTGAAAGAATGCCCCCGATGCCGCCGTCGAAACCTGCCTTGATCTCTTCCCACAGCCCCAGCAGGTACGCCTTGACGGCGTCCCAGTTGCGATAGATCAGGTACGCGGCGCCGGCCAGCACCGCCACGACGGCGGCAATTGCCAGGACCACCGGGTTGGCGGCCAGACCCCACAGCGCGATGCTCACGACGCGCAGGGCGGTCACCAGCGGGCCGATCAACAGGCCGGCCAGCATGCGGATCGGTGCGAACAGCAATTTCAGCAGGCCGATCAGACCGGGCAGGCGAATGCCGATGGTGCTGAGCATGAAACGGACCGCGATCATCGGGCCGAGGATGCCGGCGAGGGTGATGGCCAGGCTGCCGACGGTGGCCATCAGCGCCGAGAACGCGGCGACGGTGATGACGATGCCCTTGCTGACTTGCGGGTTGGCCTTCAGGAACTCGCCGACGTTGTGCAGCAGGTGACTGAGGTCGGCGGCGAGTTCGCGCAGCCAGGGGCTGTTCTTGTCGAACAGCTCGACCGAAATGTTTTCCAGGGCGGCATGCAGCATGGTCATGTCGCCCTTGAGGTTGTCCAGCTGGGTAGCGGCGACCCTCGCGGCCTCGCCCTCGGAGTTGTTCAAGCTTTCGCGCATGGTCTGGAACTGGCCGCCCTCGACGGCGCGCATCAGGGTGCCGAAGCTTGTCACCGCGTACTGCCCAGCGATGTCCTTGAAGATCGCGCCGCGCTGCACGTTGCCCATGCCGGCGGTCTTCTTGTTGATGTCCTTCAGGATGTCGAGCATGTCGCGCATGTTGCCGTTGGCGTCCTTGGTCAGGACGCCCAGCTTGGCTACCGCCTTGGACGTGCCCAGGCGGGTCAGAACAGAGCGCATCGAGGTGCCGGCCATGCTGCCCTGGACGCCGGCGTTGCCGAGCAGAGCCGTGGCGGTGGTGACCGTCTCCAGGCTCTGGCCGTACTCGCGGCCGACGCCGGCGGAGTACTTCAGCGAGTCGCCGAGCATGCGGATGTCGACGTTGTTCCGGGTGAATGCCGCAGTCAGTACGTCGGCCACCTGGTCCATCTTCTCGGCTGGAATACCCATCGCCGTCTGGATGTTCGAGGCGATGTCAGCAGTGTCGCCGAGGTCCATGTCGCCCGCGGCGGCCAGGTTGAGCATGCCGGGCATTGCGCCGAGGATCTGCTTCGCGTTGTAGCCGGTGCGGCCCAGGAAGTACTGGCCCTGGGCGACTTCCTTGTCTGTGAACTTGCTGGACAGCGGCAGGGTGCGGGCCTGTTGCCGCAGCGCCTGCATCTGCGGATCGTCCTTGCGCTCGATGCGGGTCACCGCCTGGGTGGCCGACATCGTTGCGTCGAACTCGTAGCCCACGCCGAGCATCTGCCGCAGCTTGTCGCCGGTGTACATGCCCGTCGCGCGCGCCGCCATGCCGGTGCCGGCCAGCGCGGCAGCGCTCTGGACTCCACGGCTGTAGGTGTTGCGGGCTTGGGTTAGGCGCTCCTGCTGCTGGCTGAGGTTGCGTAAGCGCTGCGCCTGGCTGTTGATGGCGCCATTGGCCGCCTGGATCTGCGCCCGCAGGTCGCGCTCATGCTGGCCGAGGTTGCGCGTGCTGATGCCGGCGTTGCTGAGGCGCGTGCGCAGTTGCTGCAGGGCTTGGCTCTGCTGCAGGTGCTGCTGCTTGAGGAAACCGGCTTCACGGATTGCCCGGTTGTAGTCGCGGGTGAGCGCACGGGTGGGGTTGCCGGCGGCGGCCATCTGCTGGGCCAGCGCTTTCACTTGGGCCTGTTGCGCGGCCAGCGCGGTGCTGACCTGCTCCAGGGCGCCGCGCTGGGTGCGGAATGCGCGCACGTCGCTCTGCTGAGCGTTGAGCTGCTTCAGGCGCTCGCGAGTTGCCTTGAGCGCCCGGGCCGTCGCGTCGCTGCCTTGCATGATGCGACGCAGGGGAGCGGTGGCTCTGTCGATCGCGCTGAGCAGCACGCGCAGCTGCAGGTCATTCGCCATCGGCGGAACTCCGTACCCGGGCGCGTTCGCGCCATTCCATCAGTTCGGTGAGCGAGAGCCGGTCCATATGGTCCGGCGCCCAGTGAAACGTCACGGCCAGGTCGGCCATGGCGTTTTCTACGCGATCAGGGAGGCTGCCGCCTTCGCCCGCTTCTGCAGCAAAAAACCGGCGATCACCTGGCCGCAGGCGAGCAGGTCAGCCGGGTCCATGCCGGCGGCCTCGGGCTCGGTGATGGTCGGCTGGCTGATGCGCGGCAGGATTTTGATGGTCGCGGCCACATCGAACTGCAGCAGGTCGAGCAGGTGCAGGCCGCGCAGTTCGCCGGATGATGGCTTGCGCAGGGTGAGCGATTCGATGGACTGCGCTCCACGCTTGACTGGCTGGTCGAGGGTGACGACGTTGTCGGGAGCGTTCTGCAGGTCAGCGGGAGTCTGTTCGGTTTTCATGGGCGTCGGTATCCAAGGGGGAGAGGAACCGCCGGTCGGGCCGGCGGGAAGGGATTACAGGCCGATGGCCTTGCGCTGTGCCTCGAGCAGGTCCTTGCCGTTGACCTTCTCGACGAAGTTCAGCAGGTCGATCTCGATGACTTCCTCGCCGTTGACGACGAGCTTGTAGTAGCTGCAGGTGGTGGTGATCTTGTGCTCGGTGTCTTCGCCGGGCTGGGCGTCACCCATCTCTATGGTCTCGTGCCGGCCGCGAACGACGATTTCGACGGACGTGACCGCGCCGGTATCGTCCTGCTGGTAGGCGCCGGAGAAACGCAGCATCACGCCGCTGGCGCTGACTGCGCCGTACTGCTTGAGGACGGTCAGCTCCAGGCCCCCGACGGTCCACTCGAACTGGATGCCGTCGTCGTTGTGGCCGAGGTCGGCCTTGACCGGGCCGTTCATGCCGCCTCCGCGGAAGGCCTCCATCTTGCGGGCCAGCGGGGGCAGGGTGCAGGACTTCACGACGCCCTGGTAGCTACCGCCGTCGTTGAAGAGATTCATGTTCTTGAGCTTGCGGGGCATGGCCATGGTAGGGCTCTCCGGGAATCAGGTGGGTCGGCTCCCCGGCTGGGGAGCGCGGGGCGTCAGGCGTTGACGCGGCTGGCGAAGTCGACGAGGTAGCTGTCGGTGATCTTCTGAAAGAAGGTCAGGTCCTCGAGCGGCGGCACCGGGGTGTAGTCGTAGGTGATGCGCAGCTTGCCGGCCTTGAGCGTGTCCTTGTCGTTCACGTTGGGGTCGTACCAGGCTTGGGCGTCGATGATCAGGCCGAGCCCCTTGAGCTCGCGGAACTTGGCGTTCACGCCCTCGAGGATGTCGCGCACCAGCGACGGGTGCATGGGCTTGTCGACCGCCCACATGTGCGCCTCGGCGATGGTGTCGGCCAGCACCTGGGCGGTGCGGGTGTAGTTCTCGAAGGCGAACAGCGGATCATCGCTGCAGGTGCGCGAACCCCAGAAACGGAATCCCCCTTCCTGCACCAGGGTGGTGACCTCGTTCTCGTTGAGGTAGTTGGCGTCGGTGCTGGGGCTCTGAAGGTCCCAGAACACGTCGGCGCTGATGCCGGTCACTCCGTTGACGGCGACGTTCGACAGGGTCTTGTGCCAACCGACCTCCTGATCGATCCGGGCGCGCAAGCCCAGGGCCTGGGCAACAGCTGGCGCAGGCACGGTCTGGTTGACCACGGTGCTCCAAGTCAGGAAGTCCGGCCAGATCACCATGGCTTCGCGCGCGGCGAAGTTCTCGCGGTAGGCGGTGGCCTCTTCCTTGGTCTTGCAGCCGTTGGCGGAGACGTAGGCGAAGCCGCGCAACTGCTGGGCGATGGCGATGAGTGCGGTAGCGACCGGCTGGGTGTCCAGGCCCGGCGCGCCGAGAATACGCGGTACCACGCCCAAGCGGGCCTTGGCAGCGAGCAGGGCCTTCATGCCGGTGTACTTGCCTTCGGCGCTGACGCCGCCGATGACGGCGCTATTGGTCGCGGCTTCATCCTCACCCGGCTTCACCCGTACCACAACGGTGGCTGCGTTGGCCTGGTCGGCGATCGCCTGCAGGCTTGCGGGCAGCGTACCGCTGGTGCCGGCCTTGCCGATGGCGGCCTGCACGTTAGTGATGAGTACCGGTGTATCGAGTGGAAAGGCGGTGGCGTCGGCGTCTTCGGCGGTGGCTACCAGGCCGATGATCGCGGTGGCGATGGTGCGAATGGGGCGGGTCCCGTCATTGATCTCTTGGACCCGGACACCGTGATGGTATTGGTCAGCGGCCATGGGGTGTGCCTGTGCAGTGGTTGGATGACACTGCACAGGCTGCCGCGCGCGCGGTGGAAGAGCGAGCACGGCGCCTTGTGGCCCGGCCCTCTACAAAATGTCAGGATGCCAGTTCGCCTGTCAGCCATTCCGGCGCTGCTGGCCGGTGTTCTGCGAGCGGAAACTCTCCAGCTTCCGGCCAGTCCCGGAGTGCGCGCCGGTAGGCCTGCAGGGCGCTGTATTTCTCGGTGTCGAGAGTCGGTGCTTCCCCGGTCTCAATCTCGTCGCGGTGCCGGGCAACTAGTGAGTCTGTTTCGCGCAACCGTGCGTCGCGCCAGATGCGTTCGAAGCTCTCCAGTTCGTCCCGTGTGGGAGCTGGAGGGTCCAGCAGGATCGGCCGACCGTCTTTGCCGGCGGCGATGCGCTTGCCGCGCGCCTGGGCCACGAGCAGAGCGGCGTGCTCGTCTGCGGTGATCTCTACGGCATCGTCGGGGATGTCGGTGTTGATCGCTGTGTCGTAGAAAGCGACGGGATCTGCGCCGAAGAAGTGCGCCATGTTCTGTCCTCAGTATCCGATTGCAACGTAGTTCACGGCGCCGGCCACCTCGCGCGGCGTCGAACCGCTGTTCAGTGAGCAGGCGATCGCAGTGGGCGTAATGCTCCCTGACCAAACGCTGAACCCGTACCAGCTCGAGCTGGTCCCGCCGTATTGCAGCGACGGCACGACTGTCAATGGACCATTCGGGAATGCGATGGGCAACGTTGCCCAGCCGGTGCTTTCACCGGTACCAGGTGGAATGCTGACGCTGCCGAACTGCAGAATCAGGCCGCTCGGAAGCTTCTGATAGCCCGGCGACGAGCGAAGCGCGGGGAATGCCGGGGTGGCTTCGACAAGCCACATCGACGCCTGGTATTTCGTGAGGGAAATCGACGTGCCGTTGGGGATGATGTAGGTGGTAGCAGTCCCGGATGGGTCGGTTGCGCTGATGTAGCGGTCGGTTGTCGAGCGTTGCACCAGCGTTACGGTGAAGCCGCTCAGGTTGACCAAGCGCAGCGATGCGCCTTGTGGGATTGCCGAAAGTTGCGGAGTCGTCCACGTCGCCTCTCGGTTATGTGCGCCGGCCACCACAGTCAGGCCGACGAGGGGGGCGTCGAGGGTAGCATCGCCCGTCAGCACCGCTGCGCCGGCCATGCTACCGAGAGCGGCACGCACATACTCGGTCGTGGCGATCGACGAGTCCCTATCGAACGCCGCCGGCGTCGGCGCGCTGGGGGAGCCCGTCAGGGCGAGGCTATCGGCGAGCTGGACATCTATCGTTACGTCGCTCGAGCCATCGAACTGAACGCTGCCGCTGGCCTGGCCACTCAGCGTGAGTTTGCGAGAGTTCGCGAGTTGCACGGCTTTCCCTGCGGGCTTCGTTCCGTCGATCAGCCCATCCACGAGGCCCTTCAGCGCAGCGGTCGGGCGTGACACGTGGCTGATCAGCCACAGGCCTGGCTGGTACTTCGAGATAGTTGCGGTGACGTTGTTCGGTATCGTGTACGAGATTGCCACGCCGGACGGGTCGTCCGCGCTGATGTAATGATCCGCAGCGGTACGCTGGACCAACGTCAGCGTCGAACCGCTGATGTTGACGATGTGGAACGACGCGCCAGTTGGCAGAACAGACAGGTTCGGCGTGGTCCATGTGAAATCGCGGTCATGCGAGCCAGCGACGAGGATCGAACCAATTACCGGTTCATCCAGCACCGTATTGCCGGTGTAGGAGATTGCACGCGCGGCGCTACCCAGGGCCATTCTGACGTACTCGGTAGTCGCAAGCTTCTGGTCGTGGGCGAACAGTGGCGGCGTCGGGGCAGTTGGCGCTCCGGTGAAGGTCGGTGAGATAAGTGGAGCGTAGCTCTTCAACTGGTCGAGTACATAGGCGCGCGTGGCAAGCACCACTGCCGGATCGATCTTCAACTCGACGTTCGCGGAGTTGCTGACAATCAGGTTCATGCGTACAACCTGCGTGCGTCCCGACCCCTGGTTCAGCAATGGCTTGAAGCTGGGCGCGCAGTTTGCGACCGCGACAAGGTCGTTGTCGGCATCGTAGAGCCCGATTTCCCGGATCCACCAGCCGCCGACGTTCTCCGGGATGATCTGTTCGGCGATGATCACCGCCGCATTCTGCGGATCCACTTTGAGATGGTTGAGCGGCGCCCGGCGTCGCTCGTTGATCAGCGCAGTCTGGGTGGGGGATGGAATCGGGTCGGTGCCGCCAGCGTCACCCACGCCCATCTGGGTGATCTTCCATGGGATGCCAAGGGCATCGGCGTTGGCCTGCTTGGCCGCGCCGATGTTGGTCAGGATGGCGAAGAACTGTGAATTCTGATCGATCATGGGTACACATCCAGAGTATCGATGGTGTGATCGCGACCGCCCCGGCCGATAGTGCCGGTGACTTCGATGTCGCGGGGGCTCGGGGGGTAAACGTCGATTTCGTCGCCGTCGTAGACGGCGGCGCCCAGGCGCACGCTGCCGGTGCTCTCAAGGCTGATGGCGAGGCCGACGAGGTGCCGGGTCAACGGCTTGGCATCGTCGATCAGCCAAGTCAATTCCTCATACATCTCTTCGGTGATACCGGTTTCGAGTACGCCGACCAGCAGTTCGAAGGTTCCGGGAATGCCGGCCGGCGCCTGCTGCCACCACTCACGGACCTCGATCAGATACCCCAGTGGTTCAACTACGCGGCGCAAGGCGCCGATCGTGCCCTTGCGCGAATGGATGAAGAATGCCGAACGGATGGCGCCGCGGCGTGCCGATTCAGGCCACGCGCTGCTCCAGCGGTCAACGGAAAACGCCCATGCGAGGTACGGCAGCAGATTCGTAGGGCACGTATCCGGGTTGCAGAGCGTGCGCAGTGGGATCGGTACCCGCTGTATCTCCGCCAGCGCCTGGGCCGCCAGGCGTTCGAGCTCGGAGGCGTTGCGAGGCAGCAGTGGTAGCGCAGTCATGGCTCGGCACCGATGGTGAGTGTGATGTTCGTGCAGTACGGCGCCTGGCTTGCAGTGGCGGCGATGTCTGCCCAGCCGGCGAGTTCGACTTTACGAACCCCTTCGACGTGCAGCGCGGCATGGATCGCCGACTCTGATACTTCCATCCCCAACCGCCGTCGTTGAAAGACATAGGCCTCGAGCTGCGCGCGGGCGGCGGCCTGGATCGGCTCGGCTTCGGGGCCGATGGTCGTAAGAAACAGCGATGCGCTGATGCTGTACTCGATGACTTCGGCGCTCTGGACGATCAGTCGGTCGGCGACTGGGCGGCGATCTTCGTCTGAGAGATAGCGCTCTACGACGGCCAGCAACTCTGCTGGAGCGGAACCGTTACCGATGGCCGACTGCACAGTGACCACTGCAACCGCAGGCGATGGGCTGACGGCCGAGGCATCGCCGACGCGACCGTCGGCGGCGCGGGCGTGGAAGATGTAGCTGTTACGCGGTCCCGCGGTGCTGAGGCCTTCCCAGGCCATCTGCGCGCGCTCGCGTAGGCTGTCGTCGGACTCCAGCAGTTCCGGCACGGGCGGCACCTTCGACGGATCTCCGGGCTGGATGACCAGGCGCTTGACGTTGTAGTTCGCGGCGAGCTGGTCGAGGTCAGCGCCCTGGGCGCTGGCCAGCATGTTGGCGAGAGCCGCCTCGTTGACCCGCTGGCGCCAGAGCATTTCGCGGTATGCGTTTTCCTCGAGCAGCTTGGTCAGCGGTTCGGACTCCAGGGCGAGGCGGGCGGCGATTTCCGCCTGCTGATCCTCCGGCCAGAGGCTGATGGCGTAGGCCTTGCGCTCGGCGAGTATCTGCTCGTAGTCCAGCTGCTCCACCGCGTGTGGTGGCGGCAACTGGCTGAGGTCGATGGCGACGAAGTTCGTTGTCATGCGCTGGCGCCCATCTGCAGGGGGATGCTCAGGTTGTGCGGCTCGTTGCTGTCCACCAGGGTGGCGTCAATCTCCATGAGCACCTGGCCGGCCAGGTTCTGGCCGGTGATCTGGACACGGCTCAGGCGGATGCGCGGTTCCCAGCGCATGAGGGCCATGGCGGTGGCGGCATAGACCTGCAGGCGGGTGGTGTCGTTGAACGGAGCATCGATCAGCTCCGGCAACTGGCTGCCGTATTCGCGTCGCATGACGCGGGTACCGATGCGAGTTGTGAGGATGTCGGCGATCGACTGGCGGATGTGTGCCAAGCGGTCGATGGCGCCGCCGGTATGGGCATTCATTGCGGTTTCCCCGTCGTAGCGCCGCCCGGTATGACGCCGCCGTGGGTATGACCGACCAGGCTGATGCCCTTGGCGATCACGTCGACGCTCACCGTGACCTTGCCGGTGACGGTCTGGTTGCCGGTCTGGATGTAGTCGCCCTGGTGTGTGATGTCGCCGACGATGCGGATGCCGCCGTCGCTGATGAGTTCGGTGGTACCGCCGGCGGGAAGAACTGCGCGCAGGTGGTGGGCGGCGCTGTCGTACTCGATCACCGCGCCGTCGCGGTAGGTGGTGCGATGCAGGGCGTCGCGGTCGCCGTTGGGCGGGATCAGGTCACTGAACAAGCCGGTCAGGACCACGCCATTGGCGGTCTGCCCGGATGGGCTGAAGAGCAGTACCTGCTCGTTCAGGGTGGGGGCGTTCCATTCGCGGTCGGCGCCGGCCCGCGGCGATGCCCAGGGCAGCCAGCCGGTCAGCAGGTCGCCGGTCAACACACGGACGCGCTGCGCGGCATGGTCCACCGCGGCGATGGTGCCGAGGCGGATCAGGTTCTCGATCATGCGGGAGAGGGCGGCGAAGTCGTTCATGCCACCGATGTTTATTATGTTTTTGTGCTGCGTGAATCTTTTAAGCCTGTACTGTGGGTGACTACAAATAGTCGCTACCCTAGTCCGACGAGTCTGCTTGGGCGCCGCTTAAGTAATCTTCAATGGAGGCTTTGTCTGTTAAGATTTTGGAGTATTCATTGTTGTGCTTTATTTTTTCGCTAAGTTGGTTTAGCTCGTCTGCAATACCCTTGGTGAGAATTTCTAGATCAGGGAGTAAGACCAAGGTTGATTGGTTGTTCTGTAAGGTTGTGTAAAGCTCTTTGTTGTTTTTGTCTCCTGAGTAGAATTTGTTGATAAATCTATCATCAATTATTGTGATTCCTTCTAGACCTGAATGGTGAGGCTCAAATGGTAGGGTGGCGGGATCACAATAGGCAGGGTGGTGAGTGAGGAGAAATGCTTTTGGGTGTTTGAGGAAGTTTGCCCACCGTTTTATGGTTATTGTATTTATGAAGTCCTTGTTTTTAATATCTTGGGGGTAGGATATTAATTTCAATACTTCATGTATATTTTCGGATAGCAAATACAGCCATAATATATAGGTTTTTTCTGCAAAAGCTTCGTCTGCTGGGTAAGATAGACTTTTGGTGCTTTTTGATAGTAAGTCTGCAGCGTCTTTGAGGTTTATAACATTGCCGGCGAGGTTGCAGGCAATGCAGTTGTGACTATCCTTGTCTGGGGATATATCATGCAGGCTGCATATGCTGGGGTACTCGTTTGTGAATAATTCTTTTTCTATTATTTTTAATATGTTCTCAAATTTTCTGTTTGTTAGGGATTCTTTCATTTCGTTGTCTCGATATTAGACAGCCCGTCGAGGCTAAATGGGAGAGTTTGCGTCTATGTGCGCCAAAATTCCATTCTGGATCGTTTCCATATCGCTGCTATCAAAGCCAAGTAGGAGACGCTGCGCGTAGCTGACTTCGGGAGCGCCAGGCTCCGCACGGTCCCTCAGCCCGTACTGGTGAACCCGCGCGATGCGTGCGATCCGACCAGCGAAGGAAACCGTGATCGCCTGGGCGTCGCCCTTGGCGCGCAGATAGCGCACCGTGCGCAGCTTCTGGAACATCTTGATCTTGCGCCGAATACGGCCTTGTTTGCCGCGCAGTTCGCGCTTCTTGCGTGGCTCGTAGGCGCTTCCGTCGGGGTTGCGCTGTGCCATTACGCGCTTCTGCTGGCTGCGCCGTAGATCGCGGGCGAGCGAACGCGCGAGGGCAGCACGAGGGCCTGGCTCGAGGGCGCGGAGAATCGGCCCTGCCCAGTCTTCCAGAGCCTCGAGGCTGTCAGCCATTGGCCGGGCGCCTGATCTGCGGCGTCTCGAGCATGACGGCCTCGGTAGGCTTCGGCGGCGTCCACTCGGCCAGCAGCTCGCCGTTGGCGAGCATCTGCATCGGCCCATCGACCTCGATGGCCTCGGTGAGCTGGGGCTCTTCCGGGTGACTCACATCGTAGCGGCCATCCTCGCGACGCTTGACGACGACACGCTCGGTCAGTGGCAGGACGATACCGAGGTCGACCTTGCTGCGGTCGAGCATGTCGGCTTCGAAGGTGATTCCGTCCTGCACCTTGGTGAGGTTAGCCAGCAGATCCGACTGGTTCACCAGCAGCCAGCCGAGCAGCGGCAGAAACACGCTGTCGGGGTGCCCGGCGAAGTCGGTGAGGATCACCTGCAGGTCATAGGCGTATTCGAAGGACAGGCTCTCGGCCGAGGTGCTGCGGACCCTACCGTTGTCGATGAATATCACCAGGCGGTCGCCGTTGTTCCTGAGTTCCGGCACGGCGGCGAGCAGATGCGCCTTCAGGCTATCGGGCTTGTTCATGGGTGGCCCCTTGGGTGCGGATGATCATGTCGACCTTCGCGGCGCACTCGGCCCAGGCCAGGCCGATACGCTCGACCTCAGTCTGTAGACCGCCGTTGTCCTTCGGTGCCGCTGACTCCAGGCTGCAGGGCGTCACGGCGGGACAGCCACTGATGGTAAGCGGCCGCTCCGGTGATAGCGGGGCGCTGTTGCAGCCGGCGAGCAACATCAGGCAGAGGCTGGTCAGCCCACTGGCGATAGGGTTCATCGTCACGTTTCAGGTCCTCGATCAAGCGTTCGCGGATGGCCAGCGCCTGGCGCAGCTGCTGCCGCTGTTGGTCCAGGTCGGCCTGGGCCTGGCGCTCGCGGGAAAGGGCGGCCTCGAGGGCCGTGATGGTGCCGGCCTGGCGGGAAAGCTGGGCGTCGCTGGCTTTCCTCGCCAGCTCGGCCTGGCCCAGGCGGGCCTGCGCCAGGTCGATGCGCTGCTGTTGTACCCACAGGAGCAGGCCGAGGGCGCCGAGCAGGGCGCCGCCGTACAGCATCTGGCGCAGAAGGCTCACGCGCAGTCCTCGGCGCAGTTGGCGTGTTGCTCGTAGGCCCGCGCGAGCTTGGTGTCGTAGAGGTTCCGCTTGTAGTCGGGGCCGTTGTAGAGGCGGGCGAAGTCGGCCCATTTGCGAGCCTTCAGCGCCTTGTGTAGCGCCGGGTCGGTGTCGATGAAGCGGACGAACGCTTCGAACTGGGCCGACTCGCTGCGCCCCATGGACTCGGCGAAGGCCTGCACGCTGACGTAGCCCAGGCGTTGCCAGTGGAAACCCATGATCTGGAAGGCGCCCCAACTGGCCGACTCCAGTGCGGCGGTATCGTCGATCTGGCGAGCGTTCGCCAGGCGCTGGTGCTCGGCGGTTCCGCCGGCATAGCCGCCCGGGCGAGGATTCACCAGCGCGGGGAACTGTGTGGCCAACTGGTCGGCGGTGACCTGATCGTGGGCGGCGAGACGGCGGTACATGATGTGGCGTTCGAACAGGATTGCCGGCTTGCCGTTGCCCAGGAACCCCTGGCCGTTCGACTCGACCTGATTGACCGCATAGATCGTCGCCAGCGGCAGGCCGAGGCGAGTTGCGGCGGCGACGAGGTCGGCGTTCTGCAGCAGGTGCGAGCAGTCAGCTCCGCCGAGAGCGGCCAGGGTCTTCGGGCCGGCGATGCCATCGGCGACCAGGCCATGCGAGCGCTGGAAGGCGCGCACCGCGTCCTCGGTGGCGGCGCCGAAGTGGCCGTCCTCGTAGAGGTTGGCGCCGGCCCAGGTGTTCAGTCGACGCTGAAGCTGGCGGACCTCTTGAGAACGATCACCATATCGAAGGGTCATGCGGATGGCCTCAGCAGGGCGGCGACGTTGCCGCGGGAACGGAAGATCAGCAGGCACAGCAGGGCGGCGACGATGGCGTGCCAGATACTGACCGGTGGGCGGTAGAGCAGGATTTCCAGGCCGCAGATGGCCATGGATGCGCCGAGCAGGCTGGCGAGCAACGAGACGCTGCGGCGGAAGCGGGCGCCGCAGCGCTGGTAGCAGACCAGGCGCAGCGCGGCGGCGATGTAGGCCAGGGCGGCGATCAATGGAACGGTAGTCATGAGCATGTCAGCGACCTCCTCGGATGCGGCGCCAGAGGTCGTCGAAGTCGACCTTGTCGACCCAGGCGACCGCCTTGAGGCTGAGAGGAATGACCACCAGGGCGCAGACGAAGGCAGAGAAGGCCAGGTTGGTCAGCCAGGGCACGCGGGCGAGGGCGACATCGGCGAACAGGTAGCCGACGCAGGTCGGCAGGATCAGCGACAGCAGACGCGACCAGGCCTTCAGGTCCTGCTTCGTGCCGGTGGCCAGCCAGGCGCCGAGCAGGGCGCCGAACAGCATGCCGCCGTCGACCGGAAGGGTTACGCCCAGGCCGAGGCCCATGATGGCGCCGGCCGTGGCGGTGGTGGTGAGGTCAGCCATGCGGGGTGGTTCCTTGCAAAGTGGTCAGTCCCATAGGTTCACCATCTGCCGTTCCGGGGCGGCCGTCGGAATGTCCGGCATGGTGACCTTGAGACCAGGGGGAAGGGTGGGGCCGTGGTCGGCCAGGCCGTGGTTCGCCTCTAGGACCGCCTCGGTCACGCCGGCCGTACGACCGTAGTGCCGCCAGCACAGCGCCTCGACGGTGTCGTTCTGGTGGGCGATCGCTACGGCGGCCATCAGATCAGCTCCACCGTCGTGCGGGGACGCTTGAGAAAGTCGCGGATCGCCCAGCGCTGGTCGCGGCGGTAGTCGTCGATGGTGGTTGCGATGTCCTGGGCCTTGTCGTTGCCGCTGGTGGTGGTGTCGTACCAGCGGTAGCGCTCGGCCACTTCGGCGGCGGTGGCAGACTGCACTGCGCGTAGATACAGCTGCACCAGTTCGGAGGTGTCCCGCACCTTGTCGGACGGCACTTGGGCGAGTTCGGCATAGCCGGCCGCGCTCTTCTCAAGGCGCCAGGCCCGCAGCTCGCGGTTGACGCTGATCACCGCGGCAATGACCGCAACTTCGAGGCGCGCCGGATCGACGCTGGAGTCGATGCGCAGGTTCGCCCGCACATGCTCGAGCTCGATGGTGGGCCAGAAGGGATCGCTGTTGATGTGCCCGCTCGGGACCGGGCCGTTGGCGATGAATCCGCTCATGCTGCTGCTCGCTTGAGGTCGCCGGTGGTCGGGGCGTCACTGCTCAGGAAGGAGAGGACCTGGCAGATCGGCCCCGAGCCGGCGGGGCGCGGGGTACGCTCGGTCAACCGCCAGAGGCGGTCAGTTTCTTCTGGAGCCGTTCGGCGGCCTCCAAATCCTTCTTCCCGCCGCACTTGTCGTGCAGCTGGATCGCGCGCTTGAGCAGATCAATGCCGGCTTGCACCTGCCCGGGTTGACCGGGGCTCTCCACAGAAAGGCCTTCCAGGGTGGCATGGCCGGCGGCGAGGTAGAGCTTCGCGCGGGCTTCGTCGGGCATGTCGGCCTGGTCGGTGAGCAGGAGGGTGCGATGCAAGGTCGCAAGGTCGAAGCTGCCGCCGGTCTTCTGTGCTTTGAGCGCGGCCTCGGCGATTTCTTCGGCGATGACGCAGCCGGCGGTACGCGCGAAGCGGTCGGGCATGACCAGGTCGTGTGCGAGCACGTAGTCGGCGATGTCCAGGGCGCCGGCGTAATCGCCGGCATCGATGCGCCAGAGCATGACGGTGGTGACCACCTCGTCCTGGGCGCCCTTGCCGGCCTGCAGTACGCCGGAAATGTACGGCTGGTAGGCCGGCAGCAGCTCGACCTTGAGCGCTGCCTTGCCTTCGCCGGATTGGATGTTCTTCAGGCGGCTGCGATCCTGATACAGCTGGGCGAGCTGCAGCTCATAGGCGTTCGCGCCTTCCATGCCCTGGTGCGGGGCAGTGGCCGCCGCCTCTTGAGCGGCGGTCACGCGCAGGAAGTGCGCCTTGGCGGGACTGAAGGCCATGTCATCTACTCCGCGACTTCGATGTTCTCGACCAGGCAGCCGAGGCCGTAGTCCTCGACGACATAGGCGTCGTTGCTGGACTCGTAGTTCTCAATGCGGTTCTTCTCCGGTACCTCCTTCAGGTAGCGGCGGCGACCGCCGATCTGCCAGTAGAGCGACAGGTTTTTCAGGGTGGTGACCATGAGGCCCTTCTCGGGCACGTAGGGCACTTCCACCGGCGGCAGGCCGCCCATGCGCTTTTGCGACAGGATGAGGTCGGTGGCGATCTTCTCGGTTGCCGGCTGGTCCTTGTTCACCATCGGGAAGTACTTGTCGTGGACCAACTCGCGGCCGAGGATCACCACCAGACCCGGGTCACGGCGGTGCCAGGGGTCGATCAGGCTGCTGACCACGTCGAACACCAGGGCGTCGAGGTTCTTGTAGTCGGCGTCGGCGCCGTTGCCGACTACCACCTTGCCGGCGGCCTTCCCTTCCTTCAGTACCCGTGCCGGAGCGTTGTTGCGGTACTGCTGGAACCAGCCAATGTTCACGTCCTGCAGCAGCGGGTTGGCGGCGCGGTTGGTGGTAGCCGCGGCGCTGGTACCGTTGAAGCCGATCATCAGGCGGTCGAGGGCCTGGCGCTTGAGGATCGCGTCGCGCAGCAGGGCCTGGAACTCCGGGAACTTGGCCCAGGCGTCGAGCATGGCGTAGGTGATTGCGGTATCGAAGTCGGTGTGCTTGCACTCGTAACGCTGGTTGTCGAGCGCGGACACGTCGCGCGGCTTGCGTACACCGTCGCCAGTGGTATCGGTACGGCTGGCGATTGTGCCGCTGACGCCGATGCCGATCTTCTCGCCTTGCAGCTCGTCGACGCCGTAGACGTTGATCTGCTTCAGGAACTCGCTGGACTCCTGAATACGTTGCTCCAGCTTCTGCTGGACACTCGGCTCGACGGCGAAGGTCTGGACGGCGGAGTTCACGCCGTTGAGCTTGGCGAGCTGCGCCAGGTAGGCGTCGAACTGTTTGCGGGTTTCGTTGCGCATGGTGCTTTTCCTTTGGATACCGGGGCGGGGGACGGTTAGCAGTCGGTCAGGGCGACACTGCCGCCACCGGTGACCGGGGGCCGCTGCTGTTGGCTGTGGTCCCGGGTGCTATCGAGGGTGCTCTTGAGGTCCGCCAGTTCCTTGGTGACCTTGTCCAACTGGCTGGCCAGTTGCTGGGTCTGCTTCTTCTGCTCGCCGAGTTGCTCGCCCAGGTCGCGGCTGTGCTCGGCGATTGCTTCGACGGCCTCGCCGACCTGGCCGAACTCGGCTTGGGTGCGGGCTTCCTTGCCCTTGAGCAGTTCCTTGACCTTGGTGAACAGCGCCGCGCCGACCGAGGGCTTTTCCTCGTATTCCTCGAACTCGAGGGTGCCCTCTTCGGCAGCGCTGAACAGCGTGTCGGGGTTGGTCTTGCGGCTGGCGAGAGTCCCGTTCTTGGCGCTGAAAGACAGCGCCTCGGTGCCCAGACTGGCGGGCGAGTCGGTGATGGCCAGGCCGACCAAGTAGGCCTTGCCGGTGTCGGCGAACTTGGGATCGATCTCGACCGAGGTGTAGACCTTCTGCCGCTGCTTGTTCAGTTCCAGCAGCGCCTGGTTGGGCTCCAGTTGGGCGAAGAGGGCGAGCTTCTTCTGCCCGTTGATGTCGATCTCTTCCGCCTTGCACGCCAGCACGTCGCCATAGGCGCCGAACTCACCAGCCGGCCAGGCCCACTTGATGTGCTCGCAGTTGATCCGCGCGCCGTAGGTGTTCGGGTCGTACTGCGCGGCCATCTGCTCGATCCAGTCGCGCTCGATGTTGCGGCCGTCCGTGGTCGCCCCTTCGACGGCGATGCGGAACCATTTGCTGCGGAATTTCTTCATGCCGGGAGTCCTCAATGCGGCTGATGCGGGGTGCATGGCAATGAGGGGCATGTTCGGGACGCGCGCGCGGCCCAGCAATCACGCGGGATTGTAGGGTGCGGAGCTACATGGAGCGGCGCTACTGAGCGGGGAGGGTGGGCGGCAGCATCTGCGCCATGAACGCTGCCGTCGAAATTCCCATCCGTGACAACCGCCGCCAGGCCAAATTCCTGTACTGGATGGGTTGGCGTGTCTGCGACATCGCCGATCACCTGGGCGAGAAGGACAAGACCCTTCACTCATGGAAGGACCGCGACGGATGGGACCGGGCCGACAGCGTAGAACGGATCGGGGGCGCCCTGGAAGCCCGGTTGGTTCAGTTGATCCTGAAGGACGGCAAGACCGGCGGTGACTACAAGGAAATCGACCTGCTGCATCGGCAGCTTGAGCGCCAGGCGCGGATCCAGCGCTACCAGGGCGGTGGTACGGAAACCGAGCTGAACCCCGAGCTAGCCAAGCGTAACGAAGGTCCCAAGCGCAAGCCCAAGCGCAACGACATCAGTGAGGAACTGACCGAGAAACTGGTCGAGGCTTTCCTCGACGGTTGCTTCGACTACCAGAAGGACTGGTACCGCGCGGGCAATCAGCGAACCCGCGTGATTCTCAAGTCGCGGCAGATCGGCGCCACGTTCTACTTCGCCCGCGAGGCGCTGATCGACGCTCTGGAAACGGGGCGCAACCAGATATTCCTGTCGGCCAGCAAGGCCCAAGCGCACATCTTCAAGGCGTATATCCAGGCCTTCGCGCGCGATGCCGTAGGTGTCGAACTGAAGGGCGACCCGATCATCCTGCCGAACGGCGCGGAACTGCACTTCCTCGGTACCAACGCGCGGACTGCCCAGGGCTACCACGGTAACTTCTACTTCGACGAGTTCTTCTGGACGTTCAAGTTCAAGGAGCTGAACAAGGTCGCCAGCGGTATGGCGATGCAGAAGCGCTACCGGCGGACCTATTTCTCGACGCCCAGCTCGATGGCGCATGAGGCCTACACGTTCTGGACTGGCGAGCGCTTCAACAAGGGCAAGCCGGCCGCCGATCGCATCAAGATCGACGTAAGTCATGACGCCCTGCAGCAAGGGCGACTGTGCGAGGACCGCATCTGGCGCCAGATCGTCACTATCCTCGATGCCGAGGCCCGTGGCTGCGATCTGTTCGACATCGACGAGCTGCGTCTCGAGTACGACGCCGAGGCTTTCCAGAACCTGCTGATGTGCCAGTTCGTCGACGACGGCGCGAGCATTTTCCCGTTGACCATGCTGCAGCCGTGCATGGTGGATAGCTGGGACCTGTGGTCGGAGGACTACAAGCCGTTCGCGCTGCGACCGTTCGGTGATCGCCAGGTGTGGCTGGGCTATGACCCCGCCGAGACGGGCGACACCGCGGGTCTGGTGGTGGTGGCACCGCCGGCGGTACCGGGCGGCAAGTTCCGCGTGCTGGAGCGCCATCAATTCCGCGGCAAGGACTTCGCCGAGCAGGCCGAGTTCATCCGCAAGGTGACCCAGCGCTACTGGGTCACCTACATCGGCGTCGACACCACCGGCATGGGCTCTGGCGTCGCGCAGCTGGTGCGCCAGTTCTTCCCGGGGGTGCGCACCTTCAGCTACTCGCCCGAGGTGAAGACGCAGTTGGTCATGAAGGCCTGGTCAGTGATCAAGAACGGCCGCCTCGAATTCGACGCCGGCTGGACCGACCTGGCCCAGGCGTTGATGGCTATCCGCAAGACCATCACGGCCGGAGGGCGCCAGTTCACCTATACCGCCGGCCGCAACGACAACACCGGCCACGCCGATCTGGCCTGGGCGCTATTCCACGCATTGCAGAACGAGCCGCTCGAGGGGCAGACCCCCGCGAATACCGGGCGCATGGAGATTTTCGGATGAGCAAACGTCGCAGCCACCGCCGCCAGCAGCCAGTTACAGTCCAGTCCGCCCAGGAAGGCGAGTTCATCCCGCGCCAGGGTGGCCGTGCCGAGGCCTTCACCTTCGGCGACCCGATGCCGGTGCTCGACGGGCGGGGCATCCTCGACTACCTCGAGTGCTGGTCGAACGGGCGGTGGTACGAGCCGCCGCTGTCCATGGAGGGGCTGGCCAAGGCGGTGGGGTCGAGCGTCTACCTGCAGTCGGGCCTGAAGTTCAAGCGCAACATGCTGGCCAAGACGTTTATCCCACACCGCCTGCTCAGCCGGGCGACGTTCGAGCAGTTCTCCCTGGACTGGCTGACATTCGGCTCGGCATACCTCGAGCAGCCTCGCTCTCGCCTGGGCACGCGGATGGCGCTGCAGGCGCCGCTGGCGAAATACATACGCCGCGGCACCGATCTGGAGACGTTCTACCAGGTGCGCAGCTGGAAGGATGAGCACGAATTCGAGAAGGGCAGCGTGATCCAACTGCGCGAGGCCGACATCAACCAGGAAATCTACGGGGTGCCGGAGTGGTTCTGCGCCTTACAGAGCGCTCTGCTGAACGAGTCGGCCACGCTGTTCCGGCGTAAGTACTACAACAACGGGAGCCACGCCGGCTTCATCCTCTACATGACCGACGCCGCACAGAACGAGGAAGACATCGACGCGCTGCGCACGGCGCTGAAGACCGCGAAGGGGCCGGGCAATTTCCGCAACCTGTTCGTCTACGCGCCGAACGGGAAGAAGGAGGGGATCCAACTGATTCCGGTCAGCGAGGTCGCGGCCAAGGACGAGTTCGGCTCGATCAAGAACATCAGCCGCGACGACCAACTTGCCGGCCTGCGGGTCTATCCGCAACTGATGGGAGTGGTGCCGCAGAACGCAGGCGGGTTCGGATCCATCAGCGACGCGGCAGCGGTCTGGGCCAGCCTGGAGCTGGAGCCAATGCAGGCGCGCCTGCAGCAGGTCAATGAACTGATCGGGGAAGAGGTCGTGAGGTTCGCGCCATTCGGCGCGCCGGGGGAGAAGTAAGTCCCCTGCGCAGAAACGAGGCGACGCGCCTGTGCGCCAACACGGGCGCGCCGTCGAAGCACTCGAGCATGCCGAGTGATCCAACCAAGGCCTCGCCCCTCTGCGCAGGGGGTGTGAAGCCTAAGCAAAACCCAAGGCAATCACAAGGATCACTTATGTCTACACCTATCGTTCCATGGATGGGCGGCAAGCGCCGCATGGCCAAGCACATTCTGCCGGAGTTCCCTGAGCATGAGTGCTACGTTGAGCCCTTTTGCGGCGGGGCTGCCATCTTCTTCATGAAGGAGCCAAGCAAGGTCGAGGTGATCAACGATTTCGACGGTGAGGTGGTGAACCTCTACCGGGTCGTTGCGCATCATCTCGAGGAGCTTGTCCGGCACTTCAAGTGGTCACTGGTCAGCCGCAAGATGTTCGAATGGGCGAACATGCAGATTCCCCAGACCCTGACGGATATCCAGCGGGCAGCTAGGTTCTTCTACTTGCAGCAGCTCTGCTTTGGTGCAAAGCCGACGGGAAGGACATTCGGCACTGCGGCTACCACGCCACCGAAGCTCAATCTGTTACGCATTGAGGAAAAGCTCAGCGAGGCGCACCTGCGGCTGGCAAGGACGACGATCGAGCATCTGGACTGGCAGGCTTGCATTCGGCGCTATGACCGGGAGCAGACGCTTTTCTATCTCGACCCGCCCTACTGGCAGACCAGTGGGTATGCGCCTGGGGTGTTCCCGCTGGAGCAGTACCACGCTATGGCAGACCTGGCCCGGACGGTGAAAGGGCGTATGGTGATCTCAATCAACGATCACCCAGACATTCGCAAGGCGTTCGCTGGCCTGCGCCTGAAGGCTGTCCCTTTCCGGCATACGGTTGGAGGGGCGCAAGGGAAGGAGGTAGGGGAACTGATCTATTTCAACTGGTAG